ACTCCAATAGTTTTATCATGGCCAATTGCTCGGCTCATTGGGAGCGATCTAGTTATTGTTTGAACTTGCTCACTTGTCTTTAGGACAAAGTTTATACTTATCCAATAGTAATAAATCTGTGTTATCGTATTAGGATAAGGATCATCAATTGCTGGGATTGTGAATTGAATTATATTCCCATGAGTAGCTAAAACATGGCTATATGTAATAGTCGCAATAGCGCCATCGCCTGAGATTGAATCTTCTCGGCTTACTTGTTCCCTAAAAACATAGGCCGTAATTGTCTGATTCGGCAATGGTGAAAGCTCTACACCATCCTCTGTGGTATAAAGCTTATATGCAATATCACGCCCGAATGAATACACTTATTTTGCCTCTACTGGGTAATTCAAATCATCTAAATCTTCATCTATGAACTGTGAAAATTGTTCTTTCGATACCTCTTGACCAGATAAGACCTTTTTAACATGTTCCCTTACATGCTCAGGGATATCATTTAAACGCCCTTCCTTGTAAGCCTTTCTCCAAAGATTTCTTATATTCATTGAATCACCTTTAATAAACTCGGTTTTCTATAGCAACATTTCTTTTCAATCTCAGGGGGCAATACGTTTTTGCCAAGTATGTCTTTGGCAATATGCCCACACCTAAAACTTACCCAATGTGTAACACCATTCTTAGTTACAAATCCATTAAAGCAAAAGGGGATATTTTGTTCAAAGCGTTCTCTATAGATTTTGCAAAGTTTAGTATCTGAATCGAGGTTGGGGCATTGCATCAAAACATCATGATTTTCATCATAGACATAGCAACACTTTGCCCCGCAAATCTGGGAGCAATAAATCTTTTCTTTATTTTGCGTTGATTTTTTCGGCAAGTTTTATAGTCTCTGCTCTAGCTTCTTCATAAGAATGATCTTGGCCTGTAAATAGCTCCATACGCTCTTTTTTATTCTTAGCCACTATCTCTATCGCCTCTAGGGTTCTTTCCTGCTGTGTGAGGCGTTTACGGCGCTGTAAGTCGCTATTAGAGGCAAGCTTTTCTTTTAGCCCAATAGTCTTAATATCTGCTAGCCTCTTAGCCTCAGCTTGAGCCATGCCGATTATTAAAGCCCTTTGATCGGCTCGCATGGCTTGAAGCTCTGCAAGTTCTCTTTTACTTAGATGCGTTTTTTGCTTCATCTTTACCCCTTGGCTTTAATGCCTCAAGCTCTGCCTTTAACCTAGCGTTCTCTGCCTTCTCTGCCTCTGCTAGCTCATTAGCCTCTTTTACAGCTTGCTCTAGTGCGTTTACTTGCTCGTTAACCTTCACAATCTTGCCCATATGCATATCACAAAATTGGGCCAATATATCCCAAGGGTTCAAATCTTCACCCTCTGAGTAAACCTCATACTTCATTCTAGTTTTTTTGCTCTTAGCATCATGAGTTGGGAAATTACCATAACAAAGGATACGCCCGTATCGATTCTCTATCTGGTCTTTAATTTGTGATAATTGATCTGGTTGATCGTCTACATCTAGCCACATGATGCCCGCAGTAACTACATTTTCCCATTTCTGGGTATCTGGGTTTCTTCTTGATTCATACTTAGGGATCTGTAAGGCCACGAAAGCTCTTTTAGGTATTCTACTAGTTCTAGCTAGTCTTTGAGTCTTTGGGTGAAGCCCCTCAAAAATAGCTTTATCTATAATTGAATCTAAATACTGTAGTTCTGCCATTGGTTGTTTCTCCTAGAAAGGTCATAAAAAAGCCTGTGATCTGTTATAACACAAATCACAGGCTTAAAACAACGACCGAACTTAAATCTTAAGTATCAGACTGTACTTCACAAGCAGCAGGCGCACACCATAAAATTTGCGCCCAGAAGAAGTAAGATACTAGTTCTGAGTAAAGACCACCTGAACCAACCTCAGTTGTTAAAACTGAAATATCAGTATCAAATACTCCTGCAAATGCCCACATCGGGTGGAATAAGCATTGGATATCATTCCCGCCAGTAGTAGCTAAACCACTAGTAGAATAGATGTTGATTCCAGGCAATGAACCTACAAACCCATTAGCCTCACCTGCGCCATTAAATATCGAAAGGAATCTTTCGTTACTCATTGCCGCACCACCTGCTTCTCTAACATCCTTCTTTAACATTCTAGCAGTTTTATGAGATCCAACAAAGTTAAGCATCATACCAGAATCAGGCGTTTCACCTTGTCTGATTAGCAATGCAGCCGCATCAAGATCATCTAAAAGAAGATCACCTGTTGCAGTTACTAAGTTAGTAACACTTGAGAAAAGCGCTAATCCTTGATTATCTACAGCTCTAGCTATTGCTCTAGCTTGTGACTTTGTTATTGATTCCTTGCTCTGAGTTCCGAATCTTTGAGACTCGAAAGAAAGAGCTTGGATTACAACCGCTTTTGCTAAAGTTGCATCAACTGAACTATCTTCTCTAGGAGCGCCAAGCCCTAAAGCTGTCGCCTCTGCTAGACCACTAGAGCCGACCTCAATTAAAGTTGTCCCAGCTTCTCTTCTAAAAGATTTAACCTTAGTACCAGCATTTGCAGGCATATCCTCAGAGTAAATCAATGGTGTGAAAACCGCTGATTTTGCGAACTCTGGAGCCGCTATTGCTGATAAAACTCTATTTACGGTATATCCATTAGCTAATACACCTACGTTACTTACTGCGCCCATTTTCTTATTCTCCTATCTCTATTTTAAATTTTTATTAATTAATATTGTACTTCTTCGATTTCTATACAGACCTGCCACTTAAAGTTTTTAGAGGCTTCACCTGTTACCTTAACATCTGCACTTTGAGTGCCAGTATTAACGACTATAGTTAAAGTTGGAGTTCCAGTTGATACCTTGCCACTTGTGGAAGTATTTGTACCCAAAACGGTAATATTGCCTCCTGTTGCTCTGATAAAGCCTGAATCTGTTTCAAGTCTTGATCCTTCTGCACCATCAGACTTAACTACAATTGCAGTTGCCTTGATCTTAACGCCTGCCAATTCTCTTAGTAAATGAGAATATACAGTTGTTGCTGTAGCATCTGTAGTTGCTACATAATAATCCTTATAAATCCTTCCAAGTGCAAAAGGACTCGTATTCATCTTCCTTTTAAAATCGCCCTGTAAAGTTATATTCTTCTCGTTAGTGTTCATTGTCGATTATCCTTATAGTGATCTCTAATGATCGCAGGATAAAAGAGAAGGAAAGAGGCCACAACAAACTTTTTTATAATTCTTTTCTTTTATATCTATGAGGGCTTAATTTTTGATGCCTCTGGACAAATGAGTATTCAAACACGAATTTTCTTAAGGCTATAGGGTCAAGATCCAAAGCCTCGCAGGCCCAGAAGAATGTCCAAGGCTTGCCCTGATCGGGGCTAGTGATCCATTTATAGCTGTCTGCTTGAATGAACTTATCAGCATTATCTAGGTCTGCCCATGCTCTTTGAAGAATAGCGGCCACTAGATTGCGCTCTGGGCCTCTGTTTGAACTAAGTTCTATCTCTAGATTTGCTATCATTAAACCTTTTAACACGGCCCTTTAATATTGATCTTAGCTTACGCCTTTCAATGTACTTTTTAATTCTATCAAAAATACTGCCGAAATCAAAAGATAAATACCAGAAAGGGCGCGAATCTTCCCAACTCTCTCCATGCTGATTCTCTCTGTCGGTATTCATTGAGAGTAGTTTTTTCTCAATTTATCGCCTAGATGTTCTTCAATATGGATCATCTTTGATTCTAATAGCTCTATTTTAGTTTCGTGTCTGCATTGAATTTTGCTAACTTCTTGGATGTCTCTTTTGGCTAGAACTAAATCATTAATAGCTACAGTAATTCTCGCCCCTATTTCTTCCACATCTTTAACAAGTCTAACTACTACAGTCTTAATCCCCCCGATAAAATAACCTATAGCTACCGTCTGCACACAAATAGCAAATACTAAGGTTATCAAGCCTAGAGCTATTTCCATTGATGTGATCTCCATTACTTCTTCTCAAGGTCTAACTTAACAGACATAAAATAAGCCACTACTAAGATTAAAACATCTGCCAAGTTTGCGCTTAGTTTATCGGCTAGCTCAGGCGGTAAGAATTGAGCCGATTTAGCTAGAAGCCCAGCGATAAACATATAAAGCGTTGTTCTGTGCTTAATTAGAAAGCTTGGCCCGAACCATTTCATTAGAAGATTAGTGAACATATTGCCTCTTAGGTTGTTATGCGCTTAAGATAAGTGGGTAAGTGAATTTTCACAATAAGGAAAAAGCATCCATGCTTTAATAACCTTCGCGTCCTTGCTGATAGTATCACCCCCTTTCTAGGGTTAAACATTGCACTTGACCGAAGGGGGCGGGGGAGAGTGTAAGGAAACTTTAAAGGTAAAGGTGGTCTCACTAAAGACAACTACCAAGTCCCTTGTATTGCACGTTCCTCACTCAAGCCCCGCCCCTTGTAACCTTAAAAAACCAAAATAAACATGGATGCCAAAATCTGTTATTAATCCTCTCTATTCGCTGGATTGTTTACTCTAAAGCGAAGTTCTCCAACTTGAATAAACAAAGGCCCTTTACCAAAGCTTGCACCGTTCATGCCCTCAGCACAAAATCTAGGTCTGCCATCGTCAAGCTTTCCAAAGTTTGAAGGGCTTTTAATCTTATTAAAATTTGAATCTAAAATATCAATGCTTGAGACTGAATACTTTTGATCTAAAAGAATAGTGGTTCCGCCCTTACATCTAGCCTTTGGATCTGCTTCTGGCTTCCATAAGTTGCCCTTATTTGCCCCGTCTTTAAAGTCTGGAATGTTTCTAGCCTCTAACTGTCTTTTTAAATCTGCGTTCTCAAGCCACAATTGAAAGTTATTTAACGAACAATGATAGTAGTTCTGCTCTGCTGAAACGTGAGTTGGGAACTGATTACAAATCCCAGATCCTTCATATATTTCAAATCCATCAGGACAAGCAGGCTCAACCACTTTAACGGCTCTTAATGCCTCGCCTGTAGTAGTTGGATGCTCTAGCTCCCATTGAGCCTTAAAGATATTAACGTAATAATCTGGCGCCTTGCCTTCTCTTAAAGCCCTATCATGCAAAGCAATCACCATCCTATAGTAAACTAGCTCTAAATAGTTTGATGCGCTCGTGTCAATGATCGCCGGCTCAGGCATAACCTCAACATCCATTGACGGGGTTTCGATCTTATTAATAACAATCTGAATTTCCGTTGCGTCTGATTCGCTAATGCTTGCATCAGGCTTTAAATCGTTAATGTCCTGAGCGGTGGCATCACTTATCACAAAGACTACAAAAGCCACTAGCAAGGCGATATAGGCGTATAAGCAATATAAAAAGCGACTAACTTCCTTTTCGCTTAAGTTTTCCGTTTCCTGATGGTAAGTTCTCGACATCCTCGGGTGGTTGAATTTCAATAGTTTCATTATTTTCTGGCTCCTGTTCGGTTGTTGTTTTCTTGAGCTTCTTGATCTCTTTTCTTAGATCATCGATCTCATTAAGAATATACACGAAAGCGGGGCCGGATAATAGTTCTTTTAGGCGGGCTTCTTTTTTTTCCTCTGCATCTGTTTTAAGCAAAGGTAGATCAAAGATTGCTTGCTTTAGCTCGGTTTCGATTCTGGCCTTTTCATCTTTGGATAGGTTTTTAAAATCAAGATGAATATATCCACCGTCTGTTTCTACCTTGTCGCCTGATCCCTTGATCTTATAGGTCAAAGGCTCAATCTTGGCTTCTATGTCTGGATACTGTTCTTTAAGTAACTTCCTGATTTCTTTACTATTATATTCTTCTGGCAAATCTATTTTCATTATCCGATCCTTAAAAATCCATTGATATTTACATCAACTGTTGTCGCGCTCATCTCTGAGCTATTGTAGAGCCTAGCGATAAGATTAGTGCCGTCTGTATAGCAAAGGCCCGCTAAGTAGGAACCGCTATTAGGCTGTCCAATATTGCATGTTAAATTATGATAGGTAGAAGCTATAGGCGTGAATGGTAAAGATGCCCTAAGCTCAAATCTGCTAGTTCCTCCAATTGTGGCTCTATATTTTAATGAGACAAAGCAAAGATCGCCAATGGTATAAAGCCTTGCAACATCAATTGAAGTGCTTGATATGGTCATTGGCGCAGTTACTGAAAAAGTAGGCGTGAAGCTTGTTTCTTCACTAAATAAATCTACAAAATCGGCCACGTCATTCATTGTGACCGTTTCATCTCTAAGATTATAATCATCTGCTAGTGTCATAATACCATCGTGGGATTAACTACTAATAAGGTTAATATATGTTGTAATGGCTCGCCCTGTCTTAATACTAGCTCATTACCAATTACTGCACACCTATAACGTTGTGAGCGCTTCCAGTAGTGGCCGTTTACTAAATCTACAGTAGTCGCCTCTGTTCCTGCTAAAACTCCCCTAGCAAGCTGTGTTGAGCCGTAATATGCGGGGAGATTAACAAACTTAATATCTATGATATCCATACCATCTAAGGCAGGGCATTCAGCAAAAGGAACCGCCACTTTTACTATCATCTCTGGGGCATTGTAGCGCCTTAAGAATAAAGCCCCTACACTTCGGGCGCTTGCTTCGTCTTGGATCCAATCAAAAGATATAGAGCCTAGTGGCCTAATGCCATAATAAGATCTAGAATTGTTAAGCTCATCTAAGCTCATATCAAGGCCCGCTGTATCAGAATCAAGATAAGCCTGATATTGCTTAAAGCCCCCCTCTGCCATCAATTCCTCTGTTCTGTTTCTGATCCTTCGATTGTAGACCATTTGAACATGGTTAATGATCGATTCAATCCCTTTGATCTCAGCACTTAAAAACTGGGCATTTTCATCATTAAGAACATAGGCCCGATCTCTCCTAGTGCCATAACAGAAAAGCCCTAAACTATAATCTGAATCGCTTACATAAGGCACTAATCGAGTCATGCTATTAGAGCAAATATTGCTTAAAATATCCCTTAGAAACTGCCTTCCTTGAGTGGCTCCGCCTGTACTTATTGACCATCTACCAGTTAAAAATTCATCATGAGTATCTGCAAACTTAGTATGATTGAACTGCTTATCTACCCATGCGCTACCATTCCAATCACGCATTAAAGCCCGTACTTGATGTAATGGATTCTCTAAAAGTGCCTCTGGCGTTCCTGTAATAGTGCCGTCAATGTCATCTCTAAGGCCCGTGGCATTTACAATAAATCTTGTGTTCTGTAATGATTCACCCTCTAGACTTCTTGACCATAAAGAAAACCCTCTATACCCTAGCCCGTTCTGGTAATCGCTTAAGGTTATGCTTTCTAAGTATCTAGCAAGAACGTAAGCCCTAAAATGAGATTTTCCGCCTGATACTACTTGGAGTTGCCAGCCTTCTTTCTGACTAGCCAATAAGGTGGCATCCTCATTTAATTTAGTTTGAGCCGCCGTTTTTTCTGCTGAATCAGTAATGGCATTAATTATTAATTGATTTTGCTCTTGAAGGTTTCTTAGGTAGGCGCTTGTATTAAATTTATAATACTGCTCGAAGCTAGCCAAGGCCACGTTTGAGCTGTCTACATCCTCATGTACAGGCCCAAATACGCCATTAGGCCAATCATCGCTTACATCATTTCTTTCTAAGATAACAAATAAATCGCTATCTTCTGGCATTATCACTATTTTATTTAAATCAAATCTAAATTTATAGATTTTGGTTGCTGATCCTATATCAGATTGAAGCTCTAATTTAGTAGCGTAATCTACTTCACAATCTATAGTACTTGAGGCGATAAGTTCATCGGGGTAATTATTCCATTCTGAGTAAACTTTTAAAGTAAACTTTGCAGGCTGGAAGTTATAAAAATCACCGCTTATACTGCTTGATAAATACCAATCTACACTTACCAGCACTCGTCCGGCATCTATGTTTTGCCCATTTGTAAATTTGTAGCCTATTTCTTTTAAAGCAGGATCCCAAGTGCCTATATAAGAATAACTATGAGGCGGGTCATTATAGATTCTGCCATCCCCCCCTAAAACATAAGAATTCCAATTTTTAAGATTTACCCTTTGCCATTCTCTAGATCGATTCTCCATCATTAGCGCAGGGGAGGCCAAATCTCCCGTTCCTACGTTGTCTAGCGTATGAGTAGCGCCTAAAGTCGTGGCAAAGGCATAATCAACATAGGTATCATTTGAGCTTGTTACTGCATCTGATAGCCTAACTGCTTCAACTTCGACCTCGTTAGTACCTGAGCTAAATATAATTGGTAAATGCTTACCTAGGCTTGCAGTTGGGGCATCTGGGAATTGATCGCTATTGACCACGTAGGTCATAACTCTAACTGGGATATCGGCTCTAGTAAAATTCACCCTACATTTAGAGTTATCAAATGTTATATCTGTCCCAATCGCTGTCCATTTTAAAACAAAGTCACTTTCTTGAACGTCATCTTTGCCAAGGGGTATTTGAGCCACCCAAATTTTAATATCTCTTTCATGAACTGTATATCTATTAAGCAAATCACTAAAGCGCCTTTCAGATCCGAAGCTATCGGCTTTATTGTCTACTGTGATTGATCCTCTACTAACATCAGGCAAGACAAGGCCTAGTTTAAGCCCTATATTGTCTACAGAGGTCAAAATAGGGAAGGCATCAAGCTGAGATAAGGCGGGTCGATTAATTAGGTTTATAACCTTATTTATGCCCGTCTTAACGTTCAATAAATCAATGCTAACCTTAATAAAAGTATTTAAATTAGGAGCGCCAAAGCTTGTTTGCTCTGCCGTTTGTGGGTCAACTAAAATAAATTGCTGACCATCATCTAATATAAAGTTTTTGCTCATTAGTCTGGGTCACGCCCTGCGCTGTTAGTTGTGCCTGTAGCATATGAGGTAGTTTGATCGTCTTTGTAAATTGTATAATTACTGCCTACAACTGACATTTTATTAGATACATACTTCTTAATAGCATCCAAATAGCCTAAAGCGGTGCTTGCCGATCCATCCTCTGGCGCTGTGTTCCAAACCTTATCGGCCGCACTCTGGGCGAACTCACTAGATGTCAAAGCACTTGCCCCGACCTCGGCGGCCCCTATCGCATCGGTCGCAATTTCTGAGGCCCCTATAGCATCGGCTGCGATTTCAGAGGCCCCTATCGCATCAGCTGCAATTGCAGTTGCGGTAATTGCTCCGCTTGAAATTGTTTCTGTATTTACGTTTGGCATACAAACACCACCAATTTTATACTTGTAGGTATTATTTAAAGTTGCTCCTAGAGTTGGGTAAAGAGTCGCAACCTTAGTTGCTCCAGTGTATGATGTAATACATGAGCAATATTTTTGAACTTTCCATAATATTGATGCTGTGTACCCAAACTCAAAGCAGATTTCTCTATTTTTATACACATCATTAGAGGTGCTTTCGTTTGCATCTAAAGTCACATTAGTTGAACTTGCAGCCGATGCAAGATTAGGTAAGATAGTTGCCAGTAATTCAGGGTTAACATCTTCTGCCCTCATGAACTTAGTTCTGGCAAAAATCATTGTACCTGATGTTGTAAATGATTGCACTCCCGTAGCTGTCCCGTTGCCTAATGCTACTACTGGCCTATAGCCCGTTGTATCAGTTTGTCCGCCATTATATAAAATATGAACTCTCCACCAACTTGAAACAAGTTTATCAACTTTCCAGCCTCTTAAATATCCATTTGCACTAGTTACTACAGCTCCGGTGCTAGTATTTAAATCAAGGCCGGTTGCATAGTTATCATCTCCTACCCATGCATTGTTTAAAGTCCCTGTTTTTACTTCCGTGGTGTAATACATAAGCCCTGAGCCTTCGGGCTTTGCTATGTTAAAATGCGCTTTATGTTTAGCGTTCGCCCCATCTCCCGTAATAGTATCAGCAAACGTATAACCTAAATAATCTGCGGTTGTATTTGCTGTGGCTGTAACACCATCCTTTACCCATAGATATGTGTTATTGTAATCTGAGTGTAGAGGCATAAGATTTGCCCCTTGTCTGTACATGCTAGAACTATCTATTACTGAGTATTTAAGCCTAGCAGGTCTAGCCCCTGCTCCTGTTATGTAAAGTGATCCATTGCCCACATTCTCCCACTCTGAAACTGCAAGAGCAATTCTATAAGTTCCAGTCCCTATTTCTACTGGCGTTCCAGAGCATGATGAATATGAGGTAGCGCCTGCCTTTAAAATAGTACAAGTTGGAGTTAATCCCGTTTCACTAGTATAGCCATCTGTGGCATCAACCATATCAAAATAAAGTCTACGATGATAATCGTCTGAGTCATCTTGTCGGACTACATAATCTTGACCAAATACATAAGTACCACTAATGACAATAAGCGATAGCGCCCAGATTGATCTTAATAGAAACGGGATTAATTTTTTCATTAGATTAGACCTCTTAGGCGTTCTGGGTTTTCTTTGGCGATCTTGTGAAGATCTTCACGTGACATAGTATCCACATCTTCCTTGGTTAGAAAAGAAGATTTGTTTGCGGAAGTGGTTTTATTGCCATTGTCACCCTCTGCCCCTCTAGTGCTTGACTTAAAGAATGATGGCGCTCTTGACTGTAATTTTTCTACATATTCTTGCACGTCCATATCCTCATCAGCCTTTTTAGCTGAATACATTTTATTACCTCTTTCATCTTTAAATATGATTCTAGGATTATCTAGATCGCCCTCAAGCTCGCAATCTCTTTCAATGTCATGAATTAAGTATCTTTTAGCATCAGGGATAACCTTATCACCTAGAGCATTAAGCACTTTATCAGTAACCAGCATCTTTTTAATACGGGCTTCATAGTTTGTGGTCTTTGATGATAGCTCGTCGATCTGGGCTTGTACGGCTGATCTGATTTCTTTCTCTAGATCCTCTTTAGATGGCCCGTCGACCTTCTTAGTCTTTTTAAGGGCATCATAATCAGCCGATAATGTCCCGATCTTCTCCCTTTCTTTGCCTAGATCAGTCTCTAAGGCGCTTACTCTCATATCACTGGCCTTAAGCCTGTTATATTCTGATATATCAATAGTAATCTTATTAGTGTCTGTTGTTGTTTCGTCGCTCATGTTGCTCCTATTTTCTTTTTAAGTTCTGCTAATCGTTTATCTGATAGCCCGAAGAATTTACGCTTTTTAAGAATGCCCTCAACTTTCTTAGAGTCATCATTAACCGTAATTCTGCCCACAATGTTCGCCCCTTCTTTTCTTATATCAGTTCTCATAGATGATAGCATAGTCCCTGAGATAGTTAAATTAGGCGGGCTAGTTTGATAGCCTTCCTTTTTTCTCCAAGCTGAATACTTATCGCTATATTTTACAAATTGAGTTCCTTCAATATCCTTACCAGCGTCCGCATCAATTTCAAGCCTAGACCTAATATCCTCCAAGGCCCGCCCAAACTTAAATTCAATATTTTGAAGCTTTTCTTTAACCTTAAGAGTAAAGTTAAAATTTGTAGTAACTTTAACTGTCATCTTCTGTGCCCTCCTCTTCTGCTTCTTTGTTTGCTTCTGCCTCGGCTCTAAGCTCTGCTTCTAGTTCATCGGATATGGGAACCCATCGATGACGACAATTCCAACCCCCGCACGATGTGAATACATCTAAATCTTGATCATTGTCCATTTCTTCTATTTCTTCTGTAGTATAAATAGCGGGGTCTCTGCTTAAAAGATCCTGACAAAATGGCCTCGTAACATCATCATCTGGGCCGACATAAGACCATTTTTCATAGCCTAATTCTTTAGCCCTGCTTACAGTTACTGTTCTATTAAAAGTTAATGTGGCGGTTCTCAGCTCTGTTTTAACCTGATTGAATAGCCTAGATGCCACTATTGCTTTTAATGGTGTTAAGTCTATAGCTTGGCCCATTATAACCTGTTCTAATATCTTTGGCCTTAGCTCTCCTATTACTTCTAATGATTTATTTTGAATATCTTCAACTTTAAATTTGATTAAAGCATTTAAGGTGTCTGTATTAATAGCCCGATAAGTACTAGATATGCCAACGTCTTTGTATTGCGCTTGAACCTTCTTAAGCTCGCCTTTATAGATCGTGGCAAGCTCTGCCAATTCGCCCTTAAGACCTTTCTTTTTAATCGCATCTAATAGGCCACCAAGGGCTAAAGCTGGATCGCTGTTGCCATCCATCATTTCGCCTACTACTTCCTCAAGAGCGGTATCTAAGAACCGCTTAAGCTGTTTTAAAAAGCCGTCAATCTCTTTAGTTGATAGCTTATCGGCCTTAGTTGCTAGGCTCTTGAGTTCTTTAAGACTCTTGACCGCCATTAGCTATATCTCCCAAGAGTTTTGCATTAATAGAGTCAATTAAGCCCTGATCCTCAGATTGAACCATGTTGGCTACTTCTTTATAAAGCTCATCTTTATCTTCAAAGTCCATCTTATTGATAAACCAATTGATTAGCTTTTCTTTAACAAGTGGTAGCCTTGAAACATCATCTTTAAATACCATGATAAGCTTAACAATCTGGTCTATATTATCCTTAACATCCTCAATATTAAAAGCGATCTCAGATTTAAAGTCGTCTTGTCCCTTGTACTTGGCCCATAGCTCAATTGCTTTATTGATCACGTTCTCAACGTTCTCAAGTTCTGCTTGAATTAAGCCAATGGTATTATCCTTGACCTGTTGAAGAGTATCGGCGCTTTCTACTGCTTGGCCCTCAATTTGCATTTTAAGCTGATTTAGTCCTACTCTGATTATATTCCCTAGGATTGACTGTAAGCGCCTTTCTGCCCCTGCGGTATCACCTGCCTCAATAACTTCAATAGTTGATCCCTGTGGCAAACTATTAAGCCCAGACTCAGAAAGAGATATAACTTCCATCTGGCTTACATCACCAATGACAAAGATTCTTTGATGGCCCTGCATTAGCACAACGTTATCAATTACTGATTCGGTGTTGTAATACTTTAGTATATGCGGGCTTACATCTCTGAGCCATGATATTGATTCACTAAATGTAATTGGAATTTCGTCCCAATCAGGGATGATAATAGATTCTATTAGCTCCCATTCTGGATCGCCTGCTTTCTTAGTGCCCTTGTTTTCTTCTTTAAGCTTATATTTATCTATATTTAATTTGCCTTCCCTCATAATGTAGACCTTGGATATGGTCATTTCTTCTATAGGGTCTGTAGCATCATTTCGCTCTGAATATTCGCAATACTCAAGCCTACAAAATTGAAGCTTATTAAGGTTCTTAACATCCTTCTTTTCTAGCTTCCAATCTCTAAAGCTCTTAGGGTCTATGATCTGCATGAATGGGCGGTATTTGGCATCCTTTTCTTCTGCTAAAGATTTAGGCTTTTCGCCAAGGGCATCAACTTTGACAATTGGCTTTCCGTAAATAAAAGTATGAGCCACGATCTGATCTCTGATAAAGCTTACTAGGCTTGTACCTTCACCATCTACATCATCTATAAGATCACCTAATAGGGTCATTACCTCTTGAGGTATAATAGGATCTTTTCGCATTAAGATTGAAGTCCAAAGACTAACAAGTACCTCAGCCCAGTTGGTATATGATGATCTTTGTTCTCTTAACCTACGTATGCCCGCGCCTTCCTTCTTGATCTCAAGCTCATGAGGCCATAAATATTTGGGCTTTTTAAGCTCTTTCTGGTCGCCTTCATATAGCTCATGCCAAAGTTCATAATCTTCTTTGATCTCTGTATATTCTGGGTGTTCGTATAGTTTCATACTAGATTTATGCCTGTAATGTTTTGACTTGCAAGGTTATTGATATCAGCAGATTTGTATTCCCACCATAATCTATATCTTGTTCCATCTCCGTGGTGGGTGTGGGTTTCGCCTTGGGTCTTTTCAATATCCACCTTAGCTTTTTTATCAGACCACTTGGTGTTATTATATGAGCGCCTAAGATTTTTGCAAGACTCACAAACTAGGATCAGTTCATATAAGAACATGCGATTACAAACATCGACCGAGGCTCTAATTGGCGTGATCTGAGTTGGGGCTTTGATCTCCACATCCTTATAAAGTTCTTGAAGGTATTTCTTAATATTGTCAAAGTCCGTTCCTTTAGCTTTATGGCTCTTGGCGTGGCCTGTTCTATCTCCCCATACATTGATCTTAGTTTCTCCAAATACCTCAGACGGGAAGGCTTGGCCGATCTCCACGCAGGCTTGAAATAGGTCTGTAAGCTTAAGGCTTGATTCGGCTATGCAGATTTCCCTTAATCTACTAGTGGACCCTATTCGATAGGGCATCTTCTGCCATGCCGTCCAAGTTAAGGGCGAGGCGTTAAAGTCAAAGCAGATATTTATCTCCCTCATTGGATCGGCTTCTACATCTGGAATTACGTTTCTTGATTCTACATACTGGCCGAATACGTCACCGCTTCTAAAATTGCTAAACTCCCCGTAAATGTATGATCTGATTTGTGCGGGGTTATGGGCATAGATTTGATGAAGTCTAGGGATATATGACGGATGCAAATTATGCTCATTGTCATAAGTATGAAGTATAAACCGCCTAAGCTTCCTTACTGGATCTGATTTGTTAATATCAAATTCATCTTTACCCCAAGTATCGCCCTCTGGGGTTCCTTCTAAGATGCCTAGGATTCTATCTACATTTATCGATCTAGCCCTAGATTCTACGTTCTCATATACCTCACGTTTGATGCGGAATGCCTCAGTTATAAAGTACCCGCCTAGCGTAGCTGATACCATTAAATCGGGTCTATCCGCCGATATAAATCTAATCTCTTGGCCAGTTGAATGTATGCGAATAGTTGAGGGTTTAGATCTTACCAGCTTGTAATGAATATTAGACTTGAAGCCCATAAGATCGAGGGCAAAGACACTAGCAGGGATTACAGAATCATCAATGCGCGAGTGGGTGGGAGCAATCACCCACCACATTTTGGCAAGAGGATTGTTTAAGATATTTATAAAGAAAGTTAGTAAGCCGTTAGTTGTCTTTGAGCTGTTGTGATGAATCGTGCCATCCTCTGTTATATAGTTCGCCGTGCCTTCAACTGTTAAATCATAGTAGGGGTCATTGCCTTCTAATTGCTTTATTGATATGATGGTGGCTTTGGAGCTTACGTAACTACTAGGAGAACACAACAATGACTGCAAAAGGCGATTGGAAATATGATCGGGGCTTATTAATTCCTCTATGTGATGGGGTAAGAACATCAAGAGAAATTGCAAAGATTCTGGATTGGCCGATAAAGCATGTGCAAAAGCTAATGCTAAAACTTGACCTTCCGAGGCTTCGACAAGCTCCCCGAAATGGTGAACACAACCCTTCATATAAATGCGGTCGTAGGATGTGCAAGGGGGGTTATATCCAAGTAACTGCTCCGATAGACCATCCCTATCAGAAGAGGCGGAAAGATCGCAAATATGGGAAGATTCTTGAGCATCGCCTAGTGATGGAAAAGCACATAGGGCGCTATCTTTTACCTCATGAGGTCGTGGATCATATCGACGGGCTAAAGCTACATAACGATATATCAAATCTAAGACTTTTTGCATCAAATGCGGATCATCTAAAAGAAACTTTAAAAGGGAAGTGCCCGAAGTGGTCGCCTTCTGGGTATGATAATATGCTAGCTCGTCACCAACAGAGAGAGTATCTACCCGTTGATAGTTACCCGAAGTTAAAAGGTTCCGGTGCAATCCGTTTGCAACAAATTCTCCTTGGTCTGTTGAAACTTGGAAAAGATAGCCCTTACCTTTTTGGAATGACGCGGTGGCTTGACGATAACAAAATTGATTATTCTTCTCGTCCCAAGATAAAACAGGCGTTGGCTGATTTAGATCGTCAATTCTTTTCAGGCCGTATAACGTTCTGATCTTAACATCACCACGCAAACAACCTAGGCCGCCGGTTACAACAAACCGATCATGCCTTTTGTCTCTAAGAATTTCATTGGCCCAATAGGGCAGGGCAATTCTAGTCGAGTTTGTTTCTATCATAATCTTTAGTTAATTGGGGCGCTTCGATTATGATAGTGGGTGGGGCGTAATTGTCAATTGTTAGGGCTTTTTGCTTTTCTTCAAGTTCGAGCATTTGGATTCTGTTTTGCTGGCGCTTATGCTCTAGGCTCATTGTGTGATCGAGTCTTTCAGCTAAGAATTCCTCTTC